CATTGGCTATTGAACCTGTATTCGTTCCATCAAAATTCATATATGGTTGTACTACAGTTGATGTAACTTATAATCCTAAGCTTACAAGTAAATCAGAAGGTGACTTAGATGTATTGATAAGAGATGCTATTAAATTATATAGTGATACTTATTTAGATGACTTTAATACTTTTGCAAGGATTTCTAAAATAGCTACATCTATTGACGCTTTAGAAACAGCAATCATTGGTACATCAATTAGTATTATGCCTTACATTGAATATTCACCAGCATTAGGTATTGCTCTTAATCCATCGTTTAAATTTGAAGCAGCTCTTGTTAAGCCATATCCTTTTGATACTGCTGACGGATTTAATGATTATAAACCAGCAATTAAGAGTGGTGTATATACACTTGACGGTACTGATGTATATTTACAAGACGATGGCCGTGGAAATATCCAAGTCATTGCTAATGATATTGCAAATCCTAAAGTTATCAAACCAATTGTTGGAAGCGTAAATTATACAACTGGTGAAGTTAACTTAGTTGGGTTTATTGCTAACGGCTTTGTCGGATCAGGTATTAAAATTCAGGCCAATACAATATCAAATGATATTAAAGCACCAGCAGGAAGAATATTTGGAATTAAAAATTCTGATGTAACAATTAAACTTACAGGTTCACAAACAAATGCCCGTTAGCAATACAAAAGAAGTAGAAAAACAAATATCCTTTAAAATTGCTCAGCAATTTCCTGCGATTTATAGAGAAAATAACGATGAGTTGGTTTCGCTTGTTACCGATTATTATAAATTTTTAGAGACAACACCTAACCAATCAATATATAATGCAAGAAGGATGTTTGAATACCGCGATATTACTACAACATTATCGAGTATGATTTTATTCTTTCAGAAAAAGTTTTTAGCGGACCTACCTTTACTAAACGATACAAGTGTACGATTAGTTGTTAAAAACATATTGGATTTATATAGACGTAAAGGTTCAGCGTCCAGTGTTATTTTATTCTTTAGAATGTTTTACCAAGAAGATGTTGAAATATTTAATCCTTCTAAATACATTTTAAAACCATCTACCTCTAAATGGCAGACTGGTAATTATCTACAGATGATACCAAACAACGGGTTGTTTTACGATTCAACCAGTGAAAATTATTACGAATATTTTGATTTATTAAGCAAAACAATTATTGGATCTGTATCAAAGGCAACGGCTGCAGTTGATAAAATTAACTTTATTCTTTTAAATAATACTCTTACGCCAATCTTATATTTGTCTGATGTAAAGGGTACGTTTAAAAGGTATGACGATATTGTAGCCCGCGTGGATGGTAAAGATATATCCTTCGGCGTATTAAATGGCTCAGCTTCTGACATTGTTGTCGACCTTGACTTTGGTGGTACCATAGGTAATGTAGTTGGCGATGAAGTTTATATTAAAAGTGATTATGGTGTTGGAGGTGTAGCCCTCGTTACTGATACGGAAGACCAGTTTACAGGTATAGTCGATTATAAAGTAACTGATGGCGGATTTGGATATACGATAGCTAATACAAGACTCGAAGTTTCAAACCAAGTTATTATTTTAAATAACGCAGACTTATCATTTGTTCCAATGGAAAGAATAACTGATAGTGGTGGTAATACGGGAACAGTCATTGGCCAAAATTCTTCAGCCGTTGGTATTAAGATGGATGTTGGCAATACTTTAAATATAATACGAGATATTACAACACTAGACAGAACACCAAACGTTACAATCACTGGAATATTTACTATATCTGATAAGAATGAAAGTTCACCTGGTGCTTTATATCCGGATACAAATGATGTAACAGACGTTAAGGTTGAGTCTCTTTCTAATATCGAAAATATTTCTTTAATTACTGACCCTATTTTGCCATTCCTCGCTGTCACTTTAAATGCGGCAAACTATAACGCTGCACCTGCTACACAACCTATGTCAGGTTTAGTAGACCCCGTAACATTAAGTACTGTTATTGAAGACGCATTTACGTTGACGCCATTAGAAATTGGAACAATAAATGATTTTGAAAATATTGATCCAGGCATAGATTACTTAAACGATGTGTTTACATTAGTTAGAGATGAAGTAATGATTGCGTTTGATAGATACGAACAACGATTAATTATAAATCCATTCAGTGCTGCGTTTTCAGTAGGCGATGATATTACTCAGCCATCAACAGGTGTAGCTGGTATTATAACGGCTATTAATGTAGACAGAGGATTTATTCAAGTTCGTCCATATGCATACTACGGATTTGTAACTGCTGACATTATGCATGAAGGTACATCATATACAGTTATAGCAACTGAAAGAGATTATTCATCTGAATTACTTGGAGCAAACGCCGATGTACGATCGCGTACTCAATTTGCCACAGGTAGAATATCTGAAGTAAAAGTTACAAACTCTGGCTTTGGTTATTTAAACGAAGAAATAGTATTCCTTACAAACAAAGCTGGTACAGTATTAGCTAAGGGTCAATTATTTGCAGACACTCAAGGTATTACCGCAGGGTTTTGGGGAAGTGAAACATCACATGTAAATGGTTATAAAACTGATAATACATATTATGATAGCCAAAATAGAATACATGACTCTGATTTTTATCAGGAATATTCGTATCAAATTAAATCAACTGTTGACTTTGATTCATATAAGGATACACTTAAACAGAATGTGCACCTAGCAGGTACTAGAATATTTGGTGCATTTGCATATAAAAAGAAACAAGTAGTTGGAGTTACTGCCAAGTTTGGTAGAACAATTAAGAATGATCCATTAATTGGCGGAGATCCAATTGTTGGACCAGATCAGTTACCATCTATTCCACGATACAGTTCAGACAGAACAACGATTACAGTAGACACTATCAACTTAAAGGTTGACACAGTTTAATAAATAGATAGAAAAGACTTAGGAGCAAAATAATGGTAAAGCAAACGATTGGCGTTGGATTGGTTGGTAACGATGGTCTCGGCGATCCATTACGTAACGCATTTGTTAAAGTTAACGAAAACTTTACTGAATTATACAACGACGCATTTGATGGTGCATTTACATCATTAACTGGTAGACCAACGAGTTTATTATTCTACGTGAATGATGGAGCAAATAACCAAGTTCTTACAACTGACGGTAATGGTAATATAACATTCCAAAGTGGATATGGAAACACTAATGTTGATACTCATTTAAATATAGGCTCTGCGGCAGCGGATCAAGTATTAGCTTGGTCAGGAACTGATTACGAATGGGTTCCTCAAGCTAGTGGTTCAGGCGGCGGTGGCGGTTTATCAAATAATGAAGTGATTAGCGTTATAACTGGTTCTGATTTAGATATGGCCGGTAATAAAGTATTATTTGGTAACGTATATCAAGCAGAAGGCGATTTACCCGCAGCCGCTAGTTATCACGGTATGTTTGCTCACGTACATGGAACAGGTAAAGCATATTATGCTCATAATGGTGCTTGGGTTCGATTAGCAGACTTTTCTGAAGTTGGTTCAGGTGGCGGCGGTGGTTTACCAAGTCGTTCATCTCCTTCGGCTGCTACGGCATCAATCGCTGATGGAGTATCAACAGACATTGATATTACTGGGTTTAAAGGATACGCATTATATTCAATCACAACATCGCATCCTGCTTGGGTAACACTTTATGCAACTAACGCAGCAAGAACAGCAGATAATTCTAGGCTTGAAACAGAAGATCCTTCACCAGATGCCGGTATTATTTCTGAGGTAATTACATCAACTGGTAATTTAAAAGTGTTAATAGCGCCAGGAGCAATTGGTTATAATTTAGAATCAACACCAACCGCGAATATACCGGTAAAGGTAAGAAGCAAAAACGGTAGTGCTGCTGCGATTACAGTAGCTATAGAAATACTTCAGTTAGAGGCATAACATGCAAAAAGAATGGATTGTTACACTTCATAATAAAGAGGATTTAGATTCTTTTTACGAAGACATGGAAACTGAAGGTGGAGCATTATACATTCCGGGACGAGAAATACCTGTTGTTCATAGAAGAAGCATAAGCCGTAATACTCATTATATGTTAACTAATGAAGAAGCAAACCAATTAAAAAACGATCCTAGAGTTTGGGATTGTGATTTAGTAGAATTAATTGATTTGACTACCAAACCTCAAGGATGGTCAGTCACTAATCAAAAGTTTTCAAAAGATTGGTTTACAGACACGACAGATTTTAACTGGGGTTTGCTTAGACACTCTGAAGCTGCCAACAGATCCAATTGGGGCGACAATGGAGTTTCAAATGTAAACTCGGATCTTACCGTAACTGCATCAGGTAAAAACGTTGACGTTGTTATTATTGATGGTCACATTGATCCTGGGCATCCAGAGTTTGCAAAAGTTGGAACTGAGACAGATTATTCAGATGGTGCACTTGTAAGTGACTCATCTAACGGAGCAGTATTTGATAGATCAATCACAGTTCGTGGAGTTAAATGTGTTATTGCTGGCGCAGTAGGTGGACAAACTACAGTACCAGACGATTGGGCATATAAAACTGCAAAATTTATTACATTACTTATTAATCCACAAGATCCTTTAATTAATTTAGAACACCAAGCCAATTTAATTAAAACATTAAAAGGTGATTCAGGAACTACACATGCAGGCTTACCTACGGCACAAAGAGTTGCTTGGGGTGGTGGTTCTTCATATACACCAAACTTTTTAACAGACTCAGGTGCGGCACAATATTCAGGTTATCAAAACTTTTTAGATACCCATGTCTTAGATGATATGGTATGGTATAGAAATACATCAGGACCAAACCCACCGACAAGTGATAGAGATATTGAAGAGTTAGCAGAACATTTGTTCCATACAATTCATAACTTTGGTATTCCAGGCGCAGTTCCCGGAAGTGCTACAGAAGTTCCTATGCAATCTTTAGGACCGATCCTTCAAAATAATCCTAGTTTTTCTTGGACAACTACAGAATTACACCTTGCAATGAAAGAAGCAATTGATGCATCTTTATATGATCCAACTGGTTATTCAACAGATTGGGCTACAGATGCTGAAGCAGCTACGGTTGCATATAAAGAATATACTTATTTAGTTAATTGGTCAATGTGGGATATGAGTCAATTCTGGGATGGAGGAAGTCTTTCACCAGAATGGGACGACACTTTAAAAACACCGGCAGGTATGTTGGCAAATAACCCATTGGGTCATGCCTTGTTTAAAAAATACTTTGAACCAGTTTTAAGTAAACCTGATTTTGCTAAGATGCAAGATATGCTTCAGGATAATGATGCAGGCGAACATTATTATGAAGAGTCTGCAAACGGCGCTTCCAGAATTAATCAATTTAATTGGTTTTCCTTAACAAACGCTGTTACCGGTGGTTCAAATGGAACTTATACATATGATCGTTCAGGTTCATATACGAATGTTGCAGATGAAGCAGATAACAATCATGGTTGCCACTGCGCAGGAACGGTTGCTGGTAATACTCAAGGCTGGGCAAGAGGCGCAAACATCTATAACATTAGCCCTTATGGTTCAAATCCAAATAGCTTATCAAGTACAAGGATGTGGGATTACATTAGGGAATGGCATAATACAAAAGCAGTTAACGCTGTAACAGGTAGACGAAATCCTACTATTACAAATAATAGTTATGGTAGTTCTATACCTGTTGGTTCAGCCGCAGATAATTTTGGTAACATTACAAGTATTACATACAGAGGTACAGAGTTTAGTCCAGGACGTGATTTAACTACCGCTGAATTAAGAGCTCGTGGTTGTTATGCACCATCTTTACAAATGGATATTCCATATTATTTTACTTCACGTCAAGCTGACCAACAAGATGCTATTGACGATGGAATTATTATTGTATGTTCAGCAGGTAATGATAGTTGGAAAACTGTTAACGAGTCCGACCAAGATTGGAATAATACATATCAAGTTCAATATTATGGATTTGACCAAACTTATTGGTTAAACCGTGGTACAGGTTCGGCTGCAGGATTTAATGCAAATATTAACGTTGGCGCTACATCAAATAATGTTAATGAAGTTAAAGCAACGTTTAGTAACTGCGGTAACCAAGTTGATATTTACGCAGCTGGTGAAGCAATTCAAAGTAGTTTGCACTCAGGTGGTACTAATGATGCTAGAAATAGTTCATACCAATTAGGTAAGTATCAAGGAACAAGTATGTCTGGCCCTCAGGTGGCAGGAGTTGTTGCATTGCTTGCAGAGTCTTGGCCAAGGATAACTCAGGAAGAGGCAGAGGATTGGTTACTTAATAACGCAACTATGAATGCCATGTATGACTCTGGTACAGACGATGCGTATGATAGAAATAGTTTACAAGGCGCGGCAAACAAATATTTAAGATGGATTAATCAGCGACCAATAGATGGAAATACACTTCCAAAACAAAATTTTAAAACAAGACCTGCATCTGGGAAAGTTTACCCAAGACCTAATATACGTAGAAGAGGTTAGTAAATTGTTTATAAATATTACAAAGAGGCAGGCTAGGTGACATGGCAGAAGTACTTACTACAAAATTAAAAAATGATACAACTAGAATGTTTATGACAGACATTCAGAATAACGACTTTTATGTATTCGTTTCTTCTATTACAACTGATACACGCCAAAGCGCGACCAATGCACAGTATAGTAAAAATGAGTTTTTAGAAAATACAGTGTTCGGTAAAAAGGTTCTTGGATCTGATACTAAGTTTATGATTAAATACCATCCTTGGCAGAAAGACGCTACTTACGTTCAATACGATGATAGGATTGATTTAGATGGTGAAAAGTTTTACGCTGTTGTAGGTCCAAACGATAACGATACTGGTGACTATCGAGTATTTAAATGTTTATATAACAATAATGGCGGCGCTTCATCTGCTCCACCAAACTGGAATGCATTTACAACAGACCAAATATATAGAACAGCTGATAAATACGTATGGAAATTTATGTATGCTATTGAATCAAATGAGTTTGAAGCATATAACGCAATCGGTTATATCCCTTTACCTGTTGATTTTGAAATAAATCCAGACCCATATGCAAACTCTGCTGCTGTTGTATATGGCTCAGAGTTATCAGACATCTTTATTGAAAACCCAGTTGATAACAATGGTTATCCTTCTTTAGATGGTTTTATGGCAGCATCACCTTCAAACTCTGGTGATATGTTATTAAGAGCTTCTAATATTAACCAAATTCAAAATTTTTATGCAGGTATGACAATATATGCTACCAATCCAGACGGCGTATCCTACCTATATAAAATTGATACATATGAATATGAGCCAAATTCAGGACTTGGAAGAGCAAGAGTTATTGGTGATCCACGCGGTGACGGTGTTTCAAACATTGCAACATTTTCAATTATCCCAACTGTTGAATTACAGGGAGACGGTAGTGGCTGCATTGCTAAGTCAGAGGTAATTAATGGACAAATAACAAATATTATTATCCTTAACCCAGGAAGTGGTTATACTAATTTAACTGCATCAGTTAAAGATCCTGAGTTTGATTTTGCTCCAGAAGATCCTAACTCTGTTGATGTTAGAGTAGAATTAAGACCAGTTCTTTCACCATTCGGTGGACACGGTTATAACTTTATTGATGAATTATATTGTAGTCATATTCTTTTATATGGATATATTACAGAAACTGATAATAATCAAATTGGTTCAGAAAGCAGTTACTCTAATATTGGTATTGTTAAAAATCCAGAATTTGTGAGTGCTTCAGCCAATACCGCAAATACACCAGACGTATTTGATAATAGAATTAAAATTGTAACAAACGACATCATATATGCTATTGAAGGTGATGTTGTTACTCAATTAGACTCATCAAATAAAATTACATTTACTGGTAAAATACACGAGGTTGACGATACAGCTAACACAGCGTATATCTCAAACTATATGGGTCCATTTACTAACCAAGCAAATAACGATATATCATTTGACCCAACTGCTGCAATTGTTAATTCTACGGGTCAGAGAATTATAATAAATAGTCCACAAGCCAATAATACGATAGAATCAGATTACATCCAAAGAAGTGGGCAAGTATACTTCATGGAAGATTTTGTTCCTCTCGTTCGTACAAGAACCTCACGGGAAGAATACAAATTAGTATTAGAATTTTAAGGAAACATGATAGATGCCTATTAATAAAAATTTAAATATTGCTCCATATTTTGACGATTTTAATATAGAGAAGCAGTTTTATAAAATTCTGTTTAAACCTGCTTACGCTGTCCAAGCTCGAGAGCTTACTCAGTTACAAACTATTCTTCAAAATCAAGTTGAGCAATTTGGTGATAATATCTACCAAGAGGGTAGTATTGTTAAAGGGTGTAACTTTACAAGCCTAGATGGATTAGAATTTGTTAAACTAACAAACTCAATACCAGATCCTGAGGCTTATATTCCTGTTATCCAAGATGAAGTAATTAGTGGAACTACAAAGTCTATTGAAACTAAATACGAGGTTGAGGGTGATAACACTGGATTGATAGCTTCAATCATATCTGCTGCCCGAGGTTTTGAAACACGTCCACCAAATCTTAATACATTCTTTATTAATTACTTAAATACAAACTCATCAGATGTTAAAAGCTTTGAGTCTGGTGAACCTTTAACTATCAATAAGTATCGTTATGACGGTTCAACTCTTATTGAAACTCAGCTTAACGTGGCAACAGCACAGGTAACTAATTTACCTGACTCAACTGGTAAATCATTTGGTATTCAAGCTGCGGCAGGTGTTGTATTCCAAAAAGGTCATTTCTTATTCGCTGCTGACCAAACTCTTATCGTAGCTCCATATACTAATTTACCTAATGACTTATCAGTTGGTTATGAAGTTACTGAATCAATCATAAGCTCATTACAAGATACAAGTCTATTCGATAATGCGAACGGTTCAGAAAACGAAAACGCTCCTGGCGCAGACAGATTTAAAATGGTTCCAGTATTAAGTGCTAAATCAACTGCTGTTGCTGATATTGATGCAGGGTTCTTTACACTAATCAGATACCAAAATGGATCAGCAGTCACACTTAGAGACGTTGCACAGTTTAATTCTATTAATGAAGAATTAGCCAAACGTACATATGAAACCAATGGTGATTATATCGTTGATGATTTCAAAGTATTGGTAGAGCGAAGAGGATCAGATTTAACGGCATTAGTTGGAAAAGGCTCAGCTTATATCAAAGGTTATAAAGTTGAAAACAAAGGTTTCCAAGATACTATAATTTCTGATGTATCAACTTCTACCTTACAAACTAATGAGTCAACATCTCTTAATTATGGATCATATGTTGATGTTACCACTATTGCTGGTACTATCGGATTAAATTACGAAACATTAGAATTACAACGCGCAAACGGTACAAAAATTGGTGAGGCATTTGCTAAAAATATTACTCCTACAAGACTGTACTTATTTGGTGTTAAACTATTATATCCATCATATTCATTTGCCAATGTTGAAAAAATCGTTGGTACAGCCGGTGAAATTACAATTCCAGCAGGTTCACAAATCAAAGGTACAAACGATGCACCAATGATATTTGACACAGGCTCAAGAAGCATTAAGGCATTAACTGATTTGGTTATTCCTATTCGTACTCTTGCAACCAGCGTATCAGTTTCAAGTAATGAAATTGTTATTAACGCGGCTAACGGAAATGAAGACTTCGCGGTTGACCAAACAGATATCGTTGTAGTTGATGCGTCAAATACTCGCATTAATGTTTTAAGTTACGTAACATCATTAAATAATTCAGTTCTTACAATTAGTTTAGACCCTGCAGACAATTCAGATCCTGTGGCCGATGTCTACTATAATAAAAGAATATTTAATAATACAGATGTAACAGCATATAATAAATCATTGGTTAATCCATATATTAAATTTACATATGCAACTAATAAATCTCAATATAGTTTAGGTTTCCCTGATGTATATAGTATTACAAGTATTGAAGACATTAATGGCGATGATTTTACTGATAGCTTTAGATTAAATACAAACCAAAAAGATAATTTTTATGATATATCATTTATAGAACTTATCCCAGGTCGACCAGTACCAGCAGCAGGTACATGTACTGTACAACTTAAGGTATTTAAAATTAGCGGTTCTCAAACCGGTTCAAATTTCTTTACTGTTGCAAGTTATCCAGTTGATGATACAACAGTTATTTTACCTTCTGAAAAAATACGAACATCAGACATGGGTATATTTAAATCAACTACAGGTACAACATATAGGTTGAGAGAATGTATTGATTTTAGACCATATGCTGATCTTGGTGCAGGTGCTAGTTACACAGCTTTGACAGCTGGAGCTGCCTCAGTTATTTCTGCTAATGTTGGAGCATCACAACCAACCTTTAGTTCTAATGATTATGTTATACCACAAATTAATGGTGATGTATCATCTGATGTTGAAACTTGGAACTCTCGTATTGATGCAGTTATTATTGACTCATACGGTAAAGTTACCACCGTTCAAGGTAAGGAAGAAACATTCCCTTCACCTCCAAAGGTTGGTTCTGACCAATTCCTAGTTGCTCATATTACAATTCCAGGATATCCGGCATTATCACCAGCAGAAGCGCTTAATCAAAGTAAATCATATTATGCGGTAACATCAAAACCAGCTGGTACAAAAACATACACCATGAATGATATTTCAGACGTTGAAAAACGAGTAGAAAATTTAGAGTATTATGTTAGCTTAAGTCAGCTTGAACAAGAAACTCAAAATATGAATATCGTTGACGAGAATGGTTTAACAAGGTTTAAAAATGGTATCCTAGTAGATCCATTTAATGATACTAATATTTCTAATTTGGAAAACCCTAACTTTAATGCGGCAATCAGAGGTGATACAAAAACTCTTACTCCTGCGTTAAGAACATTCCCATTAGATTTAAAATATAAATCAACTTCATCGGCGTCAATATTCCCAACAACGAATGATGCAGACGTAGCTTCTATTGTAAGAAATGATAATAAATCTGTATTAGCTCAAACATACGCTACTAACTTTAGAAACTGTGTATCAAACTATTGGTCATATGACGGTGTTGGTCAATTATCACCAGACCACGATATGGCTCACGATGTTGAAACTAATCCAATGAGATTAGACATTGATATAGCAACGCCATTTAATAACTTCGTCGACGATTTACAATCATTTATTCCAATGACACGTGACGTAGTTACAGGTACAAATAGAATACGTAGGAATATTAGAAATAATATTTGGCAAGATATTACATCAACTACAACACAGAATACGTCTCTTAATGTTTCAACATCTACACAAAATCAATCGGTTGGTGATTTTGTATCTGATATTCAATTTGAACCATATATGAGAGCAAGAGATATTAAAGTTTATATGTCAGGCTTACGCCCTAATACTCGACATTACTTCTTCTTTGATAAAGTCAAGGTCGACAACAATGTACGTCCTGGAACTACCGAGGCAACAAGAGCAAGAGATGTTGAAAAATTTGGCGCACTTGGAGCACCAATTAGTACTGACGCTAACGGTGTAATAAGAGCCGTGTTTGAATTACCAGCAGGTACATTCTTCGTGGGTGAAAGACAATTAACGGTAGTTGATGTTGATACATATGGTAACATTGACTCTTCAAAAACATCACGCGGTGATTTATCGTATAATGCATATAACATTAATATTGATAAAGTTAGTTTAACATCATCAGTAAGAATGCCTGAAACTTCAATTATACGAGCGTCAACTACTCGAACAGTTGTTGGAAGACCATTCGCAATTGACCCTCTCGCTCAAACATTCTTTATTAAAGAAGGAATGGGTAAAGGAGCAACGTCAATATTTGCATCAAAGGTTGACTTATTCTTCAAACGTAAAAGTGATTATAATGGTGTAACTGTTATGTTACGTGAGGTTATCAATGGGTATCCTTCACCAGTTATTATACCATTTACTAAAACTCATTTAGACTCATCTGATGTTAATGTTTCAGATGACGCGTCATTAGTTACAGCAATTAACTTTGCAGTTCCAATACGTTTAGATGTTGAAAAAGAATATGCAATCGTTATTCAACCTGATGCAAACGATCCTAATTATTTAGCGTTTACATCTAAAGTTGGTGGAACTGATTTGACACCAGGCCAAACAAACGGCCAAGCAGTTGTACAAGACTGGGGTGACGGTGTTCTCTTTACATCGACAAATAACAGAGCTTGGAAATCAGTACAAGATGAAGATTTGAAATTTACTTTATATCGTCACCAGTTTAGTGCATCCTCAGGTGAGGTTACTCTAACAAATAATAATCACGAGTTCCTTACACTTTCAAATTGGACTGGTCGATTTATTCAAGGCGAAGAAGTTTATCAAAACATAGCATTCTCAGGTTCAACCTCTGCTTCGATTACAATGGTTAATGGCACAGCAGAAATTAATGGTACATCACTTAGTGACACGTTTGCCGCAGGTGATAAAATATTAATTACCAACTCAGGTGGATCAACATCAGAAATATTTACGATTGCAAGTGTTGATAGCGCAACTCTTATGACTACAACTAAACCAGTATCATTTGAAGTAGGTGCTGGTACTGCACTACCAATTGTTTCAGGTCAAATCTCTTACTATAACGGATTTAACAGATCGGTAATGCACTTACAAGATAGTTCGGCTACATCAGCAAAAACATTCAGCTCAGGTGGTACCATTACTGGTAAAAGAAGTGGTATTACAGGTACTATCGGATCAGTTGACAACATTAACCTAAGTTATATACAACCATTGATTAACAAATCAAGTGATAGTGGAACGACTGTTTCATTAAAAGGTACATTTGTTCCAACGGCTAACGTATTAAATACATATGATAAACCTATGAAATTTGGTTCTTCAAATTACTTTGCTGAAGACGGGGTTGTGGTTTATTCTAAATCAAACGATCCATCTGATGTAAAACCTTTTGAGTTTAAATTAAATATGACAAACGGTTCTAGTGATACAACGTCGCCAATCATTGATTTAGAAACAGCTAACATAATGGCATATCAATGGTTAGTAACTAATAACGCTGATACAACATCAAGGTATATATCTAAAACAGTAGAACTTGCTGAAGACTTAGATGCTGAAGATATTAATGTTATCCTAACTGCGAACCGTCCGACTGGTACTGATATTAAAGTTTATATTCGTCCACAAAATGTATATGACGCCGCAGCGTTTGATACTATTCCTTGGATTGAATTAGAATTATATAAAGGCATTAACATGTTTACTGCCGCAAACCAAACTGATTACAGAGAATATTATTGGAAATTACCTGATGCTAATAAAGACTCTGCTGGTTCTCTTGTTTATACAAGCACTGGCGGAACTCATGTTGGTTACAGAAAATACTCAATTAAAATTGAAATGACTTCAAATAGTATTTCCAAGACTTCATCAGTACGAGATATGAGAGCGATAGCCTTAACATGACAAACGTCGTTCGCCACCCATCTTCAAAAGCTGTATTAAGTACAGACGCGGCTGCTTTGAATAAATATAAACAAGAAAGAGCTTTACACCGTAAGCTTACCAGATTAGGTAATGAAGTTCAGGAAATTAAAGAATTATTATCGACCGTATGCGATAGATTAGATCAGATAGAGAAGTAGAGTTAAATGGCAAAACCAAATATTCAAAACATTACAACGACTCAAACATTTCAGAACTGGTTTGATAAGACCAACGAAATGGTTGATATTATGCGTGAACAAACAGTCACGGCAAGTGTTCTTGGTGATACAACCACCGGGAACGTAAACATAGCCGGCGACCTTCAAGCCAATACTGTCTTGGCTGATACATTACTCAGAACAGATGCAATTACAGCTTTTACCGCGAGTTCTCCGGTATCATTTACATCACCATTAAATGTTACTGGTGCAAACGATCAAGTGGTGGCTACATTTGCTTATGGCGCATCAGGTGGTAGAACTAGATATACTGATAATGTAATATCCTGGGATATAGGTATTGATAATTCAACCAATGCCAATTTCATTATTGATACTGGTACAGGTACTCCAAAATTATCTTTATCACCTGCAGGTACGTTAAGTGTACTTAATTTTAGCGTAGAAGAAAATATGACAATCACCGGTGATTTAACAGTTAATGATGTTACTGGTATTGAAATGACTGCCAACACTGTTACTGCTAATGTATTTACTGGTGGAAATTTTGTAGGTAAACTTATTGGTGACGTATATAAAGTAAATGATGGTATAGCAAACAAAGTACTTGAAAGCGGTCAGTCTGGTATCCCTGCTCAATTTACAGGTAACGTACTCGGTACAGTATCTGATTTATCAAATCATACTACAAATTCTTTAACTGAAGGTACTAATAATTTATATTATACTACGGAAAGAGTATTAGGAGAATTGTCTGCAGGAACTGGTGTATCATTTAACGATGAAACAGGCCAAATAAGTATTGGTCAAATTGTTGGTACAAGTTCAAACGTAACATTTGGATCAGTATTTTCAACTGGTGAGGTTACAGCCTTTGGTACTGTTTCTGATATAAGACAAAAAGAAAATATTAAACCGATTGATAACGCGTTAGATAAAGTTTCACAACTCGGCGGTTATACATTTAATTATAAATCAAAGCCAGAAGAACCAATGACTGGTGTAATGGCACAAGAACTTATGGAAGTTTTACCTGAAGCTGTTTACGAAACGACAGACCCAGATACTGGCGAGGCCATTTATGCGGTCAGGCATGGTAACGTAATTGGTTTGTTAATTGAAGCTATCAAGGAATTGAACGAAAAAGTAGGAAAGTAAGCTATGACTATTAAGAGCAGCGGACAACTTACGTTCACAGAAATCCACGATGAGTTTAGCACTCTTGGTGGTACATATGCAAATAAACCTTATACACTCGATGAATATCGTAACCTACCTCCAGGTATGGATTTACCTTCAAGCGGTGCAATTAAATTCAGTGACTTTTATGGCAAATCAAGTATAAGATTTGTTGCTGAAGTCGATTGGATTGCTATATCCGATACTCAAATTAATGGAAAATATAATATTAAAGAATGTAACCTATGGGAAGCATTACAAGCGTTTGGCTTTAATGACCCAGGTGGCTTTTATGATATTTCATTACCAGCAGATTATTGGTTATGGTCAGATAGTACTGCCAAAGGTGGATTAATTATTCCTAGCAATTTAACTGGTACTATAATCTTTAGAAATAAAGGTAACATTTTAGGTAAGGGTGGTGCAGGTGGAACAGTTGGCGATGCAACTGCTAACCGAGGAAAAGATGGCGGCCCTGCTGTACAAATTGATAACGACCACGTATTTAATTTCTTCAATGAAACTGGTGCTTATGTCGCTGCTGGCGGCGGAGGTGGAGCTTCAGGTGGAGGAGGCGCTGGTGCTGGTGCCGGCGGTGGTGCAGGTGGTGGATTAGGCGGAACTGGATATCGCGAAGGTAGCGGTGGCGGTGGAGCTGGCGGATCTTTGAATGCTGTTGGTGGTAATGGTAGTGGCGGTAGTGACTCTGGCGGTGGTTCAGGTGGTGGCGCTGGTGGCGGCGGAGGCGGCTGGGACAATGGTTCTGGTAAATTAAATAAGACTGACTCTGGTGCAGGTGGCGGCGGAGGTCGACAATTCCCAGGAACCGGTGGTGCTGGTGGTGGCGGTAGTAGAGATACTAATGGTAGAAATGGTGGTGCAGCAAATGCAGTTGGTGACGGCGGTGGTTCAGGCCATGGAGCTGGAGGCGGCGGCTGGGGCGCGCGTGGTGGAAATGGAACCACAATACAGGGTGGTGCAGGTGGACGTGCATTTACTACAGGAAATAGTTTTTTGAATGTGACTAATAATGGAACAATCTGGGGAGCTATATAATGGATATTAGAAAAATGCTGAACGATCCCGATATGGGTTGGTGTGATGTTGGTCGAGCATATTACGAAAGATATGTCTTTGCAAATAATATTCAAGGTTTTAAAGCTATTTGTTCATACGTCAAAAATGATGAATTATTTGATGCTAGAGTAAGAGAGCTATGTACTGAGTTCGAAGATGAATATGATATTGGTATGGACCGTAGAAATTCTGTTAAAACTCTTTATATGGTTTATAGGAACCCAAGCATCCTAGAAAGAAACGCAGAATTTAATCCAACAGATGTATATAGATTAACAAAAAACGGCAATGTTTTAATTGAAGGAACTTTGTCTCAAATAGAATTATTTAAAGCTGTTAAATATGATGGCAATGAATGGTGGTTCGCCAAAAGTGCTCAAGGCACCGTATTAAATAACGAACAAGAAGTAAACGATTATCAGTCTAGTATTTTACGCGAAAGAAAATATGTTGATAAAGACGATGTAGACGATTTTGTACTCTGGAAAACAGAGTAAATAAAATAGAATTAGACACGAATAATCATACTATTTTTTTATAAATAAAAAGAAATAGTAGATACTAAGAAGGTACTCAATAATGTCATTGATTTCAGAACTCGGTCCGATAACAGGCGCCAATACAAGATCTGAGGATCTTTTCGTTATTGTTAACTTGATCCAAGGTGATGATGGAACAAAAAACATCACACGTAAGGAACTGGTTCAAGCATTACAATTCGAAATTTTCAACAATATCAAAATTACCGGCGGTTCAATTCAAAACGTCGTTATGTCAGTATCAACTCTCAACGATGTTGAAATAAACGACTCTGTTATTAGTAACGGAACAATGACTGGAACTGCTCTTAGCACGGTATCTATTGAAGAGTCAACTGCCAATAACATGACAATGACGAATTCAGTAATTACTGATTCTGAGTTTAATGATGGTACTGGTAATAATGTTGTTCTAACAAATTCAACTATTGACGATTCAACAATCACTGATAGTTCTGCCAATAACATGGCGATTGATAATTCCGATTTCTCTAATGGAACTGGCAATAATAATATCTTTACCAATTCGCAGATTGATGATTCATCTTTTGCAAATGTTGCTATTGAACAAGGTACTGCGAACGGATTAATTCTTACTAATATTACGATTGATGAAATTGTTTTAGAAGACGCATTAATGTCAAACTCAGTAATCATTACTACTGACTTTAGCAATGGTACGATCCGAGACACTGCAGTATCAAATGTTACTATCGTTGATACAGACATTTCTAATTCCGATATACGTGATACTGATTTAGACAATGTAACAATTACAAACTCAAGATTTGCTAACGGTTTAATTTGGGATACTACAACAAGTAACTCATCTATCATTGACTCAACTGCAAATAATATTGTTATTACTAACTCAGTATTAAATGATAGCACTGCAAATAACGTTCAAATTACTAACTCAGATTTCTCTGATGGAACTGGTAATAATAACGTATTTACTAATACTACAATCCAAGATGGTACACTTGCTAATAACGTTATTACTGACTCATCATTCCAAGGTACACTTGATAATGTAACTGCTCAGAATATGACAATTACAAGTTCATCAACTGAAGGTCTTGGTCAACAAAAATCAGTTATTGAAAATTCAGAATTTAAAGATGGTGTCGTAGCTAATTCTACAATCGAGGATAGTACTCTTGTAGACTTTGATATGAATATCACTAAAGAGTTTGAGCCAATGCTCGACGAAGATAGTTACTTTGCATTGAAAAATGTTAAGACTGGTGAAACAGAGAAGATGACTTATCGTCAGTTATATAACGAATTCTCTAAACAAACAGAAAAATCACTTAAGATCCACGTTGCTTCTGATGGTGACGACAAATACCCAGGAACTATTTTACAACCAGTTAAAACACTAAAACGTGCTGGGTTACTTGCTTTAGAAAAAGCTGGTGGTTCATATGATCGTAACGATATTAATAACGCGGTTCACATCTCAGTAGGTCCTGGTACTTACTACGTTGATGAACCAGTTATGTTACCTGATGATACATCAATGACTTCAACCAGTGGTCAGTATGCTACACTTATTCAAAAGAAAAAGGGTTGGGAAAGAACAAACGGTATCTTAGTTGGATCTGGTTGTTATGTCCAAGGTTTCTCTTACATGAACTTCGAAGTTGATAACTTTGACCAACCTGAAGGTGGTTTTGCTATCGCCTACAGACCGGGTGCTCTACTAAGACGTTCTCCATATCTTCGTGACTCTACACAGCTTTCAAACTTTAATAGACTTGATGTTGAACCTCCGTTAAATCCATTTAACTCAAAAGGTACCATCCTTGATTTAGGTCAGGAATTCTATTTAGTTGCAGGTCACTCTGCTCAAACTCAATTTGAAGTTGATGATGAAGTAACATTCTCATCTGGTGCATCAGGTTATATTTCATATATTGCTGATATTGATGCTAACAGACAAATCTACGTTCGTAACCTTAAGGGTAATGTTGAAGTTGGCGATGTACTATACGCACAACGTGGTGGTACAGGTACTATCGAGTCAATCGGTATTGATGATTTCCCTAACAGACTAGTTGGTCGTGGCGGTGGTTGTCTATTGGCAGATAGAGCGGTACTAGATACAGACTCACTATACACATACGTATTATGTTTTGGTTTCACACCTCGTACTCAAAACGGTACAGGTTATGTTGCTAAAAACGGTGCTGGTGTTAACGGTATTGGTTCATTATCAATCTTTACTCGCCAAGCGTTCTTTGCTCTTGATGGTGGCCAAATGACATTGAACAACTCAGGTTCTCAGTTTGGTGACATATCAATGAGAGCAAGAGGTTCAACAGTTATTATTAGACCAGCTGAAGGTACTGCTGGAAACTTAATTGCTAACTCTGCGTTTGCCGACGTACTAGAAACAAAATCAGATGAAATAATTGATGACATGGTTTACTACTTAACATCACCTACTTCTGATGGTGGTTTAGGTTATCAAGGTTATAATGCTGATAAGTGTTTCAGAGATACAGGAATTATTGTTGACAATACTGGTTTCGATGTTGCTACAAAAGGTAACTATTGGGGCCGCTTAAATGGTATTTCATATCGTTCACCAATTTCATACCTTGTTGTTAACGAACAATTAACAGAAACTACTGGATCTATTAATCACCTTAAAGACTCTATTGTTAGTACAAATGGTGGTATCTTTGGTAACGCAGGTTCTGAATTAATATCTCGAGTTAACTCTTCACTTGATGAAACATTAAACATCTTAGAAAATGGTGAAGAAGCAGCGAACCCTATTATATTCTCAGACACTGGTAAGTCAGATCAGACTGCTGCTAGAGAACTTGTTCAGTCTAACAGAGAATTAATCATCAACGACTTTGTTGATTGGATTGATAATAACGATGATTTCTACGCTTACGATAGTGCTAAGTGTGAAAGAGACGTTCAGGAATATATCTTACCTGCTGTCAAATTTGACATGATGTTAGATACAAATTATAATACTGAAAACGCTGGATTAGCATATTATGTTAACACTGCAAGAACAAGCCTTGAAAACCAAAGAAATGAAACAGTTGCTTCGTTTAAGAGATTACGAAAAACAACTGATGAATTAATTCAAGCTAACTCTGCTCCTGCGGCATCATCTGCTTACTCTGCATTTAATAACGTTATTGATACGATTGCAGGTTCAGGTGACAAATATACACCAACTAAAGCAACGTACGAACCAACAACTGGTATGATGGTTATTACTATCGGTACACACGACTTGACAGTTGGACGTTACGTTAACCTTCAGGAAGAATCATTTACATTCACATGTTCAAGTGATAACTTTAAAACAAAAATTAGCCATCCACGTAAATCAGAAAAAGCTTACTTGGCTGCGTTACCAATTGTTGCGGTATCAGCAAAAACTATTACAGTTAACCCAGGATTAACCGCCGCAAACTTCGAACACAGATTTGTTGAAGCGGCTGATAATGCTGTATCAGTAATTGGTTCGCTATTGACATACTCTGATAACACTGGTATATCAGTTGATAAGCGTAACGCGCGTAAAATTCTACAAGCAAATAAAGAATACATCCAAGACTACATGATGGAATGGGCAGACAACGAATGGTATTTCTATGATAGCAAAAAATGTCACAGAGATACTGAAGAGTATATTTTACCTGCAGTACAACGTGATTTAATTCTTGGTACAAACTATAACGCTATTCAAACTGGCGCTGCTTACCGTACTAAATCTGGTGAGGTAAGTGTTACTGAACAGTTAGAGCAAACCGTTGGTTCGATTGATTATTTAAAAGCAAGAGCTGCTACGTTTATTGGTGATAACCCAATTGCAGTTGACAGAACAAATGCTTCTTTTGACGAAATGTCGAGATTGCTAAATAACAATGGTAAAAAATATACACCAACTAACGCTGTATATGATCCTGCAATAGGTTCAGTTGTTATGACGATTGGTTCTAATGACTTTAACATTGGTGATGAAATTTACATTGAACCAAATAGTTTAGTATTTACATGTGCATTAGATAATAACACAACTGAGCATTCATATCCTTCTACTCAATTCTTAAACTTTACTCCAACTGACGCTTCATACGATGTTGCTACTGGAGAGTTTAGTGCAACTATAGGTACACACACCTTGAAGGTTGGTGATAAGGTTGAATTTAAACCAAGTTCAATTATCTTTACTTGCCAGCTTGACGGTGATATAACAAACCACCCTGCACCAGAATCACATCACCCATTCTATAAGAAACAAATCACTATTGAAAAAGTTGATGCAACAAAAATCTATATGAATGTAGGTGGAATTGTTGACGGTGGTGGTGCTCATACATTCGTATCTGCATCAGATAATTGTATCCAAGCTGAAAAAATGCACCCTGCATATAAAAAGCCAGTTACAATTTCTGCAAGAACTTCAACAACTATTACTGTTAATGTTGGTGAGTCAAGCGATACATCAGTACATACTTTCGTATCAGCAACTAACAACGCAATACGTGAAGCGGGAATGTGGACTGGTAAGTTTACTCCTCAAACAGCAACATACAGCCCAGTAACTGGCGAGTTAGAAATTACTATCGGACAACACGATTTACCGGTTGGTAAATGGATCCAAATCGCACCTGAGTCAATGGTATTCAGTTGTGATGTTGGTGGTGTAACAGGTACAGACCTTTCACCATTAAACGATCACCCTGCATATAAAGAACCAGTAAGAGTTACTGGAGTAACATCAAATACAATTACTGTTAATGTTGGTAATGCTGGCGGACATGCTAATAACCACACATTCGTATCGGCAACTGAAGACTCAATCGACTCAAACGCATTATTCTTCTCAGACTCTGCTAGAGTTATAAAAGCCTTTACACCAGAAACTGCTACATACGACCCAGTAACTGGTATCATGGTTATTACTATTACTGACCACGGTATGACAACTGGCGACCATATTGAATTACAGCCATTAAGCTTTGCATTCAGTTGTGCTCACAATGGTGGCGGTACTGATTACTCACCACGTATTGGTGATAAGGCTTATCAATTACCATTAGAAATTACTTCAACAACATCAAATACAATCACAGTAAACTGCGGAGATGCAGGATCTAACACTGATCCACATACATTTGTAAGTGCTGATGAAGGTGCGGTTGTACAGGTTGGGGCTAAAGAGCAAGGTACATATGCTTCTCGTATCCTACAGAAAAATAAAGCTTATCTTCAAAATGAAGTTAAAGAATGGATGGAAAATACTTACTTCGTCTATGACAATGCTAAATGCTCTAGGGATACAGGTTTAATTTTAGATGCGGTTGCTAGAGATATTTTAACAGACTCAACTGTTAACGCTTACTATGTAGGTAAAGGTTATACAATTGGTACGGTTGGCGCTAATGCAGTAATCAACGATCAGTTAACTCAAACTGTTGGTGCTATCACTTGGCTCAAAGGTAAAATCGCAACTGACGTATTAACTGATGCTACAGCAATTACAAGGTCAAACACTGCATTTGATACTATCATTGATATTATGTCAAATGGTATTGCTTCTGCAGATGATCCAGTATATGGTGACTTAACAATATCACCAGAACATCGTCAAGCAGGTAAAGCGATACATACTAACAAATCGTTTATCCAAAAAGAAATCATCGCGTTTATCACAGCTAACTATCCAAACTTCGTATATAACACTGCTGCATGTGAAAGAGATATGGGTATCTTCGTTGACCTGATTGCATGGGATGTACAAAATGGTTCGAATGCATTAAGTGCAACTAACTCGAAACTATATTTTGAAAATGCTATCCCAGTATTAGATGATGAAGAAGTTGTTCCAACATCGGAAGCATTCTTCTTTGCATCAGATCTAGTTGGTCAAATTGTTAGAAACGAAGTTGTTACTCCACTTCAAGGTGTGGTAACTCAAACTATTGTTGAAACAACAACATATACACCAACAACTGCGTCATACGATCCTGCAAATGGTGACTTCGTAATGACTATGCCGGGGCACAGTGTTTCTCTTAATGATAGAGTTACATTGGAACCAAATAGCTTTACATTCACATGTACAATGGATGGTGACGATGCAGCCAAAACATATCCTCGAGCAGGACTTGATCCATACGCATTGAAAACATATTTGGTTAAAGAAGTAACATCAAGCACAGTTACACTAGACGCCGGGGCATCAGGTCCTAACAAATACTTTACACCAACATCTGCAAACTATGATGCGGCAACCGGTGAAATGATTGTTAATGTTGGTCAACATGGTTTAAGAGTTGGTAACGGTATTGTTTTAGAAAATAACTCATTCACATTTACTTGTGACCAAGACGGTAATGCAACTCAACATACATATCCAAGAGTTGGTGATCCATTAACTGGTAAATCATTATCAATTACTGCAGTTGGTGAAACTCAACATACTCCAACAAATGCAGTTCATAGCCCATCAAGTGGTGATACAACAATCACAGTAGCTGGACACGGATTTAGTAATGGTGATTATGTAATGATTGCAGATTACGGATTAGTATATACATGCGTACTTGATGGTAACACAGTTGAAAAAGGTTATCCAAGAGATACTGATTTCGCATCAAACCGTTGGTTGGAAATCTCAGATGTTACAACTGATACATTCAAATTAAATGTTGGACCATCACCTTATAATGGTGCTCATATATTTGTAAGCGCGACGGCTAATTCAATCAGACGTCAAACTGGTACAATGACATTCAATGTTGGTGACGCAGGATCAGCTTCTGGATCAGTACATACATTCGTAAGTGCAACAGCTAATGCAATGAAACATGAGCCACAAACTGTACATACATTCGTATCGGTTACTGCTGATGCAGTTAATGTAGCAAATATGGCAGAAGCTTATACACCAACAGGTGTTGTATACGATCATAACTCTGGCGTTATGACAATGACATTGGGTACTCACTCATTTACTGAAAAGGATTATGTAATCTTTGCAGAGAATGCAATTACATTATCTTGCGCATCAGGACCAACTGAAATTCCAACTAACATATCACACCCTAGACCAACTGATCCAATTTATAACAAACCAGTTAGAATTGACTCAGTTACTCCAACAACTATTACATTACAAGTTGGTGAAGCTAGAGTTGATAAGGTTCATTCATTCGTAAGCGCATTAACTGACGGTGTACGAAGGTCTATTAAACCTGCAGTTGCTCAACACGCTGAAAAATTATTCCACGATGTTGGCGCGGTTATCAGAGAAAATGATGGTACAATCCCAGCGATCGTTGAACCAGCATTTGATACTTTCACTGCAAACTATACATTAGGCGCAGAATTTGAGTCAATCAAAGGTCAAGCTGTTAAGTATCAAACTGAAATCAATGAATATATCGCAGACACATATAATGGCTTAGCATATAGCTTAGAGAAATGCCCAAGAGATACGGGTTACATTGTTGACGCGATTTCAGAAGACTTAGAATATGGCGGAGACTCTGCTACAATATTCAATGCAAGATATTATTTTGAAGGTGCTATTAACGTATTACCTCAATATCAGAGAGAACCAACAAGATTGGCATTCACTCACCTTGCAAGTGTAATGGAAAAAGTTGTTAAGAATGAAGTACAAGAACCAATCTTTGGAGCAAGATTTACTCCAACTGGCGCAACATACGATCCTGTTACAGGTATCATGGTTGCTACTATCGGTACTCACACATTAACAACAGCCGATCACGTCTGGTTCAAACCAGGAGCAATTACATTCTCTTGTGATAATGGTAGCGGTCCAGAAAATCATGCAAGCCCTGAGTCACATCATCGCTTCTTTAACAAAGCGTGTCCAATTATTGGTGCTGATGCAACAACGATTACAATGTGGGTAGGTAATGCTGGAGCATATACTGGTGCTCATACATTCGTATCTGCATTAACTGACGCTATTTCAGAAATTAATGGTAACCTTCTATATCAAAACGTATCACTACAAGCTGCTGATACTGCAACAGGAACTATCGCATCTGACCTAGCAATGGTTATAGCGAATATTGTTGACGACAGATTGGTAATCCCAGATTACAGAGGTTCATTAGATATTAGTCAAAGAACTCCTAAGCCACTGCCTACGGAGAACTTATTAACTAAACCAAAAGCAGATCCTGCTAGAACATTCGCACGTAAATCTCTACAATGGAACAGAACGTTTATCCAAGAAGAGCTTATTCAATTCGTACGAGATAATAACTATACATTCGATGAAGCAAAATGTGCTAGAGATGCAGGCTTCATTATCGATGCGGTTAGAAGAGATGTTCAAACAGGTTCAACATACAATGGTAAGTATATCGGTAAATCATATCGTATTGGTACTGTAGGTGCTGATAAGGTTATTGAGGACCAACTTGCCGAAACAATTGAAGGAATCAGATATGTACAAAAAGACATCGAAGCACAGCTTTCCGGTGTAGCACTTACTAGAGCTCAGGATTCCTTCAATAACATTATTACATCTATGATTAATGATTACACACCAGATGGTACAAACTATAACTACGGTGATGGTCAAATTTCTGATAACCACGTATTTGCTCGTCAAGCGCTTCAACTTAATAGAGAATTTTTAAAAGAAGAAGCAACAGCATGGGTCAACGCAAACTACGGCGGATTATCATATGATGTAAATAAATGTAAACGTGACACAGGTATTATGGTTGACGCGGTATCATACGATACACAACACGAGTCAAATACTGCGATGCTTGATGTTGCTAAACTATATTTTGAGAATGGTCTATCCACATTGAGTTCAGCTCAAAGGGCACCGACCGCTGCATTATATACTCACTTAAGTTCAGTAGCAAGTCAAATTGTTCTGAAACAAACAGTAGGTAGATCAGCTGGTAATACCGTTACTCAAAATACCTCATTCGGTGTAGTTACTGTTCCAATCGCACAGCATATTACATCATTATGGAAAATAGTTGGAGACTTAATTGCTGACGACTCATTAATCAATATGCCTGATGTTTCAGAAATTGCTACAAATACTGTTGGCGCTGAAAACTACTTATACGATCCTGAAGCTACATTAATCAAAGGACGTAAAAATAATCTACAAGGTACGATTACTCAATACCTAAGAGATAACTTCGATTACCTTGAGTATGATGAAGCACGATGCAGAAGAGATACAGGTTATATTGTTGATGCAATTTCTCACGATATTCAATATGGTGGTAACTCTGCAATGCATGGTACTGCTGAACTTTACTTCAAAAATGCGGTAAATATTCTACCAATTGACCAACGTCAATCAACAAGAGAAGCATTTGAATATCTTGGTAAGGTAGTTCGTTGGGTAACTCGTAACGAAATGGTACCACGTAAAGAAGGTCGTAAGTTTACACCATC